AGAATTATTAAAACTAATGCGATTAAGAATGATAGAAATTAAAAAGGTGCATAAAAAAGGTCATTTAACAGAAATTGATCAAGCTATTGAAATGATTAGCAAACTCAAGCTATTAGAACATTTATATTATAATTATCTTGAAAATGAGAAGTTTATCGCACTTTTAGAAGAACAATTAGAAGAATAAATAAAAGCCCTCTCATTTAAGAAAGGGCTTTAAATCAATATAGGTTCTTTAATAATCTACGAGATAAATAATTATAGATAATTTTCTATAAAAATCAATGCTTTTCGCTTGTTGCCTTAGTAAAATCAAGCATCTTAAAATCAAATTTAAGTTCCATAATTTCGTCCATAGATTCAGAAGCCTTTAGAATGTCACAGTAACTAAAACGTGTAGAGTAGAGGTTAGCGCTGTTGATAGCGCACTCTGTGAGCATAGTGTTAAGGTTCTCTAGTGTAACAGACTGGTAGTTATTATTGTAATCCTTAAATTTGTATGTAGGCTGTCCGATGCGAATTAAGACTTCTAAATTCTTTTGAGATGAGATGTCTGCATTGATTTTAAAGCCTAGAGATGAGGTTAGATACATATCTTTACACTTGTACTGAGACAGGTTGTCAAAGATTGAGTCAAGCTCTGCCTTACGCTTTACACGCCACTCATCAATGAATATGGCAGGACATTTTGTAACTTTTTTAAAGTTTATATCATCTGGCTGGGTAGGAACATGGTCGGAATCTGCGAGGGTGTAGATATACTGTTTGCCGTTATATTCACCAAGTTCGGTGTATTCAAAGTTCTGAATACCTTTATCGTTATCAATTGTTGCTATGCCGTGCCCGTAAGCTCCCTTAGTAGAGATGAATGAATAGACTGCCATTTGTTAATTCTCCTTTTTAAATGTTTTGGTAAAAAATCATGAAGAGGTTGAAGCTTCTTCATAAGGAAGTTGTAACTTGCTGAATTTTCTGCATGTGCTAAAACACTTTCGATTGTATCATAATCATAATATGTAAGTCCATTATTGAATGTCTTGAGAGAGCGCTTGCGAATAAGTCTATAGTAGCGATTAGTGCGATATCCGCAGAAGTTGATTGAGCGGTGTAATGATTGTATTCTCCATTTTGAGAGATTTAATCCTAGATTATCATTAAGAAACTCAATACAGAGATTTAGAAGTAAATAGCACTCCTGCTGAGATAAACCGATGAAAACCATATCATCAACATATCGGATGTAATGTTTTATTTTGAGATTGCGTTTTATGTAATGGTCAAATCTGTCCAGATAGATAAGTCCAAACAGCTGAGCGACTATCGAGCCGACGTCTACGCCAACATCGTGCATAAAGTTGAGAAGTAGCTCAACAATTTCACGATCTTTTATTTTACGTTCTAGGCTCTCACGTATTACTTCCTTGCGGATGTTGTAATAATAGTGACGTATATCAATCTGTAGGTAATAGCTATCCTTTGGTGATTTACGGATAAATAGCTGAGTTCTGTCTGATGCACGGTCTGCGCCCTTGCCCTTTCTACAGCCGTATGAGTCGAATATAAAGCCTTTATCGAAGGTGTCATATACGTAATTGTAAATAAGGCGCTGTACGATAAGGTCACGGAACTGAGGCGCGGTGATACGTCGTATCTTTTGGCCGGCTGTACACCATATATCGAATATTTTAGGCGCGCTCGGTCTGTAGGTGCGTGCTTTGAGTTCTTTGTAGAGCCGTTTTAGTTCTGATACGAAATTCTGTTTGAACTGCTGGACTCTGTGACGGTTGAGCTTTCCGGAGATTGTATCTATATAGGCGGTGCGTAGGTTCTCATAGGTAACCATATCATCGTAGGATAGAGGTGTCTCGCCGGAGTGTAAGCAATCAGGCGAGACGGCATGGTTTGACAACTTGTCAGGACTTAACACCGTCATATCTCACTGAGTATGTCTTATCGACTGTCACAATACAGGGAAATGACCCCCCGCAACGAAACGAATTATTCGTATTCGAGTTAGTACGCCAATTATTGAAATTACGCGAGAACACATAAAACACAGTATGCTAAGCCCTACTGCTCTAACGAATCAGCGATAGCATTATACGCCTTTTTCCAGGCACCGACCATACAGCCAATTTCTGTGAGTAGAGTCTCGATGTAGCCTTTGCGGTGGTCTTGGTAGTGTCGATTGTCGTGCTTGCCGTCTTTGAAGTCTAGTAGACCTAAGTCGTAATACAGCGACCACATGGAGCGTAATTTCTCCAGTGTAATGTCTAAATCACGTAATGAGGTCTTTTTGAATTTCTTGTAATTACATTCGACGATTAAATCGTGTAACTGCCATGTAAGTAGTATCAGGTGCTTACAGGTTGAGTATTTTGCGTAGCTGGGAGCGTGATAAACATACTTATGTGTAATTTTAATCAGCTCGCTAAATTTCTGATTTAACTTATTGTTGTATAAGCCTGTGGTATATGCGTGTGGTGAGAGTTTAAATTCTGCCATACCCCCCCCCCGCAAGGTTTAGGAGCTTGATCGATAAAATTAGACATAAATATCCTTGTAACAAACATAAGGGCGCTACCGCGCCCTTGATCCCATTAATCACGGAGATACGCCCCGCAACGAAACGAAAGAAGCGTACCCGAGTTAGTACGCCAAAGATTGAAAAGACGCGAGAACACATCTTGATAGTTCTCATCTCCGTCTACGTTTTCACCGTGTACATATAATGCCAGGTTCTGAGTAGTTGGGTCATTATAACTCAAACAAGGACCCATCATAGTATTTCTTGAGCTAGAAACAGACTGCTCAGTATTTGGAATCAGCATAAATGTATCGCGAGCGTTAGCGTCTAGTTCGCCATTTCTAACAGGAGAAATGAACATCTGATTATTGCCGTTACCCCAGTACCATGTACGACGAGAAGTCAGACTAAAGTGGTCTGTAGTATCAAACTCATCGTAAATCTCAGCTAGACTTGCAGCGGTACCCCATACGTCTTTAGAACTTACTGAACCGGCAAAACCGTTAGTTAGCTCCTTCATCTTGATGGTAGGCTTTAACAAGTAAATCTTGTTATTTGATACTAAAGTCTGTTCCTGAGTTGCAGAAGTGCCAGGAGTGGTTACACCCGGAGCAAACTCCCATGTATAGAATGAGACTTGCATTATGCCGTTCTTCTGACCGTTGTGTGAGTATAGCTGAGGGTTGGTGGTTGACCAGCCTCTATTTGGGTAGTTAGCGCCACCGCGAGACTTCCACCATGCACAGTTAGCGGTACCGGTTGAGTGCTGGCCCTGTAACAGAGTAATTGTATCCATAGCCTGGTGCATGAAGTAGGAAGCTACGAAGTAATCAGAGCCTAGATTACGAGCGCGGGTCATCATGTCAGGAGGAGTAATATTGACCATACCGCGAGCAGTGCCGTCACCGTAAGGGTATACGACACCGTCTAGGGTCTTAGCCCATGGCTCGTACTTCTGCATAAAGAAACCTTGCTGATTTACGCTATCAGAACCGTCATAGAAGGCTCTTGGTGAGAAAAAGCCATCTGCATTAGCTTCTGCTTCTGAGTTGTATGCATCGTGACTCTTAACACCTAACACGTTAGCGCCGTAAACGTCATAATCTGCCTCAGTCTGTTCGCCGTAGCGTACATAGTAATGAGGAATGTAAACGAATACACCGCCATTGTCAGACATAAAGTTACCGTAATTGTCTGAGGTCTTGTCGTATGTACCGTTCATAGGTGACATACCGATGGCTACAAGCTCGTCCTCGGTAGCGTCTGGGAATGAAACACCGAAACCCTGACGACCAACGATACCTATATCGTTAGGTTTACGACCGCCGGCAGATACATAGACGGCCACAGCGTGAGGTGTTACTGCCATAGTTATGTTGTCAGCGTTCTGCTTTATATCGTTACACAGTTGAACTTTACCTTTTACTTCTGTAGTTGCATCAGGAATAATAATATTTATATTTCCGTTGGCATCGGCTTCAACATCATTGATTGTACGTACAACATTTTTATTTTTTACAGTTAAATTACCTGTTATATTACCACCATCAAGAGGCAGATAATCTGCTAAATCGTTATTAAGTGCAACTCTTAACCAATAGTCCATATCTTCTGGATTATGAGTGTTTAATGCACTATTGTCTTGAATACAAAGATAAATTTTATCGTTATATCTAACAATTGCTCCCTTCTCGTAATCGGCTGTATCTGAATACTCAAATACACCACCATTCTGATAATAATAAATGTTATCAGCTAATAATTTGAAAAGACTGTTAAAGTCTATTCTCCTAGGTGCAACACCACCAGCGGATAGTGGCACTTGTGTAATTTGTGGAAATATTTTTGAAAAGCTCGCATATCTTAAATCGTCATCAGGCAAGTCTTGAACATCTGCCCCACTTCCTAGTGGCATACTCCATTTTGTAGGTTGTGTCATCTTTTTTTACCTCTTAAAAAACTATATATATCAAATATATAACAATAACTTTTAAATTAAAAACAAAATTTTACTTAAATTGCTCCGTGTGGAACGTCATAAACGAAAGTGCCTTGATCAAAAGGATTTAATTCTGAACCGTCAAATCCAAAAGTAGGCGTAATGACTTGATATATATCAAGATTTACACCAGCAGGTAACCAATTCAAAGATAAAAGTGCATTTTTAGCCACATCTGGAATCATATCTTGAATTACAAGCCTTAACTCCATCGTATCAGTATGAATTATCTCAATTTTTTTATCTTTAAAAAGTCTTGAAATTATTTGATTTAAACAATAAAGTGAGCTGTCTGAAATATTGATTAAAGCCTTGATAAGAATATAAAATCTATATCCTTCATCGGCTAACTGCACTCTGCCATTTACAGTTTGATAAAAAGGAGCATTATTAAATGTTTCAAGTCTTGAATTGTAGCTTCCTTCTAGCTCTTTGAAGCCAAAATATTTTGTTTCTTCCTCAACCTCAATGAATTGACGTGGAAAGCCTACAATACGACCCCACACATCTAAGCCGCAACCCTCAGCGGTATCAAGATTTACAACTTTATCATAAATGAGTTTTATATCACTTTCTGGGTTTATTTTTTTCCAAAAATTATAAACAATATTTTTTATGTGCGTTGAATTTGCGTACTGGGATTGAATAACTTTATCAATGTAGAATTTTTTAGCCATTATTATCATTCCTCATCGTCAATAACATTAATTGTAATATTGTCAGCTATTAGAACAGGCTCTTTATCAATTTGAATATGTACAAAATCGCTAAAATCAACATTATCTAATGACACTTGAACACTTAACAGACTATTTATATTTGCGTTTAAGATGCTAGGTAAGAAACGACTTGAATAAACATCGTCATGCATAATAATTCTTGATAATGTTTCTCCTGCTATCTCAACTTCTTGATCTAAACCATAAAAATTATTGATAACAGCATTTTTAATCAAATTTTCATAATCATTTGGCAAATCTTTATTAAAGAGGTTTACTTTAATATAAACATTCTGTTGAACAGGTCGCATAAATGTTACAGACTCAACAGCTTTTGTATTTTCGTCTGTAACCTCTATTGTTGTATTTCCATTATAATCACACCCCGCCGATAATGATTTATAAATAGCTTCTACTATATCTTGATTGCTTCCACCTAAAACAGCAACATAGATTGAGTGTGGTTTAAGGTCATAGTTATCAATGGTTTTAACAACATTTGTTTTATTATCAACAACATAACAGCCGACAACGTTATCTAGTTGTAAAACTCTAGCATAAACGCTTGATGTTGTACCACGAGAGTTAAGAGCTACACTATCATAGCGACGTTTTTCAAATGCTTGTTGACTTTCTTCAAGAGTGCCGACAGTAGCAGCTTGCGAATTATTGACAGTGTCCCAGCCAGCAACAGTTGTAATAATTTTGGTTAATGTGTTAGGTGAAGCAATTACAGCACCCTCTGTTTCACACTCAAACAATGCGGTAACGGAGCTATTACCGTTAATAGTAACAGTTTCTAATAAATTCCAATAAGTGCTATCTGCTTCACTTTGAATTTTTGAGCCTTTTTCAATTACAGTGCCATTAAGACCAGTTAATACACAGTAGCATCTTGAATTTACGGCTTTTTTACGCTTGATAAAATAGATTTCAGCTAAGGCATCTTGCCATATTCCTCTCGCAGTTTTTGGATTGAACATATTAGCAAGAAAAGCAAGCTCTGCATCTTTTTGCGTAATTGCTAAGGTTTCAGCATCAATAATCTGGCCTTGTGGAGTTTCTGGAGCAGTATTTATGTCGGGTGTATCATCAGATTTAAAAGCGTTAATCCAGCTTTGTGCCATTTCCTCTCTAACTTCTTGAGGCTCTTGAACACTAAAACCCGTCTTTTCATTAAAAATTAACATCTATCTTTTCTCCATTCTGCAAGGTCAACATTGCAACGCCTATAAGATTTCTATCTTCAATTTTTAGTAATTTTATTTCACAATCTTGAACTCCGTCAATCTTTTTAGCAGTTGATTTTAAACGACTTTTTAAAATGTTAAATTTGGCATCAGTTCGCAATTCAATTAAAAAATGTGGTATGCCTTCATCTGTGAAGTAATACGCATCGTTTGTAAATAAACGGAAGGCATTTGCAACATTCTGAGCAATTGCATAATTTTTTGAGTTTTTATCCGTTACGGATAAATCGCCTTTGGTATCAACGAATAAATCCCAATCATCATTAAGTTTTAATGTCTTTTGTGTCATTTAATTTGGTACTCCCGTGTTGCTAGATCCGTTTTGTACATTGCCGTGAGTATGAGAATTAAAGCTCTTACCATTAGAAATTACATCAGTAGCAGAACTAATTACGCCAGTTGTAGATAGTGAGCCATTAACAGTAACATCACCATTAAAGTTTAAATTTGCGTTAACTGTCAAGGTTTGAGCATTAAGTTTAATATTCTGAGCATTAAGTATGATGCTTTGAGCGTTAATAACAACTTCATTAGCGTTAATTTCGTGTGTCTGTTCTGTCGTTGATTTATAACCGTTAGGACATACGACTGTAATAGTTTCATCTTGTTGAATATGTATATATACTTTTGGTATTTGTGTGTGTATTGTTCCAACCATAACGGCATCTGAACCATTGAACTGCCTAAAACTTGCAGGCACTTGTGGATTGCTTGTATCCTTGTTAATGTTACTAATATCACGCTTTGCGCATGAAAAAATACCGATATCATTAGGTACTGGATCAAGAATAATTGCACCTATTCCAGCTTGTAATCTGTAATGTGGTAAGTTTGAAATTTCTATATTTTTTAAGGCATTACCCTCTGCGTTAATCTGCTGAATTAGATTGATTGCTGTAACAGTCTTTGAACCATTAACGCCATTAGATGTGCAATTTGTAACCTTACCGACAAAAGTTGTATTTAAGTCTTGAATATGCTTATTTATTTGCGCTTCAGTGCTATTGTATGGCGTTGTTCCAGCATAGGCTGATGCCATACCACGCTTGTTATTTTCGTTAATTGCCATAATATACCTTTGATTTTAAACGAATTTTCCAACTGAACCAGACATATTTGGATAAAAAGCTGTTATACTTGACTCCCACTTACCTGATGAAGGTAAATTAGCGTCAAGAGAATGAGATAATTTTACAATTCTCCAAGTGCCTGATGTTCTAGGAATTTCACTTTCAATATTTATCAGTCCAGCGAAGCGAAAATCCTTATTATATATAGCTTTTAATTCAATGCCGTTTTGCGTCATTACTGGATAACCTAGAAGCCCACTATCTTTTGATAAAATCGGTACATTTCCTTTGCGTTCGGACTTTAATAAAATTATCTGTTCATCATCAATAACAACTTCTGCCCCAATTTGTGAAGCGCATTGCCTTATCTGCTCAATAGGTGAGCCATTAAACAAAGCGTTCTTAACAGAGCTTGTAACACCTTCATTTTTGAAGGTAAAGCCAATTTTTTTTGCTTGTTGTGAAATAAAATCACTTGCAGGCATTGAACCTTTTATAAAATTTTCATCTTGAGATGTTACAGAACCAAAAAATCCTTGACGGCTTTCAATTTTCATCTTTATATCTGGTGCTGAATTAAAATCACAGCTTGCACCAGTGATTGCACCAGAGTAAATCTGATTTAATCCGTTTTTGTCATCACCAGCAAAAATCGTTATATAATTTTTAAAGGTGAACAAAGGAGTCATATTCAGAGTTGTAAGCTGTTGCATAACATCAAGTGGCAAGCCGTAAATTTCAGCTGATGCTTTTCCAAAGTCTGGAGGACCTAGCTTTTCAACTTTAACCGACATTGCTAAATCATTGATTATGTATGTATTACCTTCTTGATTTTTGAATTTTCCTTTGGATAAGGTAATTCTTATTTGTAATTTTTTTTCTGTGAAAGTTGTATTTTTTAAATTTTCACTTTTACGACTTTTATCTTTTATTTCAGTTGTTGCCAATTTTTAAATCCTCTTCTTCAGTTAAAAAATACAGTTTAAACCTTGTATCTAACTGTAGATAATTAGGGTTCTTTTGCTCATCGGCTTTGGAATATGTATCTATAAAAACAAAATTGCCTTTAAAATCAAAAGGCTTATTATGTAAAATTCTAATACCGATATTCACTAAGGTATTTTCTATAATTTGTTTATCATCTGCATAAAGAGAAAAATATAAATTATCGTTAAGACTCTGTATTTGTATCGTACATTCCTGCTCATCAAGAATAATATTAAATTCTTGATTTTTTTCATTATTTAATGGAAGTTCTAACATAACAATTTTTTTTCCTTATTAAGAAATATAACTTAAAATACCCTTTATAGCTGATGTTTCCTTTGGTTTAGGCTGTTGCAAGCCTCTTGATCTCTTGCCTTGAAGTCTTGCATTTCCGTATTTGCTTTGGACCTGTCTAATTTCTAAAAAATTACACTCTGCAAGAATAATATTCACGCCATTATCAGTCGAACGATCAAAATTAACCTTAATAATCTTCATATTATTATATTCTTTCTCGGGTGTGATAACAGTCACTAATTTTGTGCTATCAACTAATTCTAACAAAGTATTAACATACTCACTTAATTCATCACTTGAGCCACTTTTAACAAGCGTAACAGTCAAATTTAAAGGAGTCTTAACAATGTTATAATCAACAAATGAACCTTTTTCAACTGGCATTTGAGTGACTTTACTTTCTGAATTTACAGAGCTTTTTATAAAGCTATCAAAAGTTAAAACCCTTTCCCCATTCTCATCAATAATATTCCAATTATTAAAATCTTCACTAACGGCATTTATATTTTGCAAATTTCCATTAAGATAATTATTTATTACCCTTGAACCAAAATTGATAGCATTGTTTTTAATAAAATTCATTTTCTAAACCTCATCAAAATTGTGCCGTCTGAGAATTATTTGAATAAGAATTATAATTATTAGTATCTTGAGTAAGACTAGCAACAAATTCCCCTGCTTGTTTCTCTGAACCTCTAGCATCAACGTTGATATTCTGAACGACTGATTTATTAACATCATTCTTGTAATTATTATTTGCAACATTTGAAGTATTTGCTACATCTGTTAATTCTTTAGCGTTTGAAGCTGTTTCTTTTGTTCCTTCTTTCTCCTTATCAGAACCAAAGCTAAAGACTGATTTAACTTTATCTACTGCAGAACCTAACGCATTTTTTACCTTGCTGATACCATTCCCGAAAAAGTCAAAAGCATCTTTAAAGACTGAAATAATATAATCTTTTATCATGGTAAAGACTTCTTTAATTTTATTAAAGATGTTAGATAAAGCACCATTTAACGCATTGTTAATCGGCTCAAATATCTTTGAAAAAATGTCTACAACCACGTTAAATGCTTCTTTGAAACTATCAGTAATTAATTTTCCTACATTTCCAACAAGCTCAATAAAAGCATTAAAAATTCCTTTAACCTTTTCAAAAAATGATAAATTACTATCAGTTAAGATACTGAAAACATTTAAGAAATAATCTTTAATTGCATTTAAAATACCAGAAATAAAATCAAATAAAAACGAACAATACGCTTTTACTTTATCTCCAAAACCGCCAAAAAGATTAAGAAAATCAACGACATCTTGAGCCATTATGTCAAAGACCTTTGACCAATCGCCACCTGCACGATTGAAAGCATCAGTTACCCACATTATTAAGCCGATAATGAGAGTTAAGAAAGCTACGATAGGGTGAGCCGTTAAGACTGTTAAAGCTGTTCTCATTGCATAAATGCCCTTAACAACGCCACCAATAATAGTTTGAACGATTTTAAAAGCTCCAAAACCACCAGCCAATACTGCCAAAGGCTTAGCAATAACTGATAAAATCTCCATTAATTTTTGAAACATAGAATTTAGAGCTTTGCCTATTTCCTCGCCCGTACCAAACTGTGACCAAAGTCCGCTAAGAGCACTATCGCCACCATGAATATAAGTAACTAAGTCATCAATGATTAAAACTAAAACGCCTAATGTCGCAATAATCCAAGTTAGAGGATTCATCAATAGAGCTTTGCCCATTCTAATTAGTGATGGAATAAGAGCCACGCTAATTGTTACTGCTAAGATTTTTATAAATCTAACAATATTATTCTGATTTGCATTTAGCCAATTTGAAAACTTATCTAAAAGACCAACCAAGAATTTGATAGCAGGAGAAATGGAACGCATAATAGTAGCTGATACGTTAGCCATTGCTTCATTGAATTTAAACATTCCTTCACGAATTTTTTTATATAATTCAATGTCTTCACGATTTACACGTGCTAACATATTGCGTTTCTTGCGCCATTCTTCCATCTTTGAAGAATAAGCACCCGTCATTTGTGCAACTTGTGCTACATCAGAGAAATAGCCTTTTAATACTGCTCCCGCCGTCATAGCTCCTGCGATCGGTGCAAGAATTGAAGTGAAAAGACCTTTGAGAGCTCCACCCCATTTTGAAGTCATAGTTTCAAAAGAGCTTCCAGCATTTTTGGTCTGTTCTTCAGCTTTTAAAAGAGTGTTATTGATGTTTTTTGCTGAATTATCAACGTTTTGAAGTGCTTTTTGGGTATCGTTTTCTAGTTTTTGAGCCGAATTAACTGCAGTGTTTGATGTATTTTGTAAATTATTTTGAAATTGCTTGAGGCTTTCAACCGCCGAAGAAGCATCAAGACCTAAAGCAATAAATAACGTTTCTCCGACAGTTGCCATTTTATTTTATCTCCTTGAATTTTCCTTATTTATCATATATTCATTATAATTCTTAACTGCCAAGCACTCTAATAAATTTAAAAAATCATTATAAGAATAGTATTCTTCAAGCTCTCTTAGAGTGCATAGATTAGCGTTAATGATTAAGCTGACTGAGTAATTGATATTCCTCGTTTCAATGGTTTTTGCTCTGCTTCTTTCTGTGATGTGTCTGAATTTAAGAGCTTTTCTTTGTTGAAAAAAGAAAAATTTATCTTAAATACCTCTTTTTCTAAAGAAAACAAAGATTTAATATCACTAAAAATGTTTTCAAGCTCATTTTCGTTAACATCAAGCAAGGTGTTATTATTAACTACACGCTTTGCAGTTTTTTCTACTAGCTCCATAAGTAAATTGTGAGCCTCATCAGCATCAATCTTGCCTAAGAAAGAGAAACCCTTCTTTGAAATGACATTGATGATTTCTGTCACGTCTGTATTTTC